TCATGAACATCATGTTGAGCATTGAAGATAGCTTCCAACTTATCATCTTCCTTTGCCAAAGGAGAGGGACGCTCAAACTCTGATGCATCATAGTTCCAATAACCAGCAACCATCCTAAGTTTAATACGGAAGTTGGCGCCGTCAATAATATCAAAAGGATTCAGAGGATCATCCCCCGCAAACTCAGGATTCAAAGCACCCATAAGTTTTTCAAAAATCTTTTGGCCAAACTTAAAGATCTTTACCTTACCTTCAGCGGCAGGGTTAGCAGGATCCTTAATAACAAATACGTTTGCATAATAGCTTGTGCGACGTTTCTGTTTACGGACAATATCTTTATTTGATTCAACACCAGAGTTCCACAAACGAGTGTTGTGCTCTGATACAGGATCTTTCTGACCAAGGGTAGTCAGAGAGTTTTCAATATACCACTTACCTGTAGGACCTTGAAAGCCATGATCAAAAACTTTGACCCAAGGAGTTTTGTTTGTATCAGAACCAGGCAAGAAACGAATAACAGCATAGCCGGTTCCGTCCTGCCCCATCTGAGGCTTCCACATACGGTCATCTTCTTTTTTGAATTCCGTTTGGGTTGACTGTTTAAGAGATTCAGTCATTTGTTGCAAAGCATTTTGGCGATTTTTAAGATAATCATTGAACGACATTTTTATTTCCTTTTTAAGTTATAAACGACAGTTGAGTTTAGAGACATCCTAGGTCTTATTAATATTATAGTAAAACTTTCCAATTATTTATTGAGAAGGACACTTTTTGTAGACTCTCTAAGTATCATTTGTTTCTCTTCAATGAATGACTTTAAAAATGGTTTATACTTCTGAACCATCCTAATGTAATCACCCCAAACAAATGGAACATCTACTTTCTCTTTATGGTTATCAATAAACGGAAACAAAGTATCTAATACAATAATAGACTCAACATTGATCTCTTTACTTATAACACTTTTGTGTATCAATGGAATGTCATTGGCTATCTTCAACGTCTCACTTAAACCAATGTTATTCAGATACTCTAAATCAGCTTTGTAAAATAATGGAAGTCTCTTTAACTTATTCTTCCATTCTTCATACTTTTGCTTTGACATACCTCTAATCCATTCATTAGGGTTGTCAATAAAATGAGAAACAAAAAAGTTAACTCTTTCTTCTACTTCTATTATCTTTGCCATCTTTTCAAAAGCATAGAAGTCATTTCTCTTTCTATAAGATTCAGTTGTGGCAGAGACCTTTCCGTTATACTTAAAGAAGTCATAACTAGAACTGAAGTGTCTCTGTAATGCTAAGTAAAGAACGTAGCATTCATAACCAGAACGAGTCATTAGAGGTCTTCAATTGTTTTGATTTTATATTTTAATAAACGAAGCTTAGATGCTTCAGCTTCAATCTTTTCTTTAAGGTTCTTTGAAAGAGTTTTTTTAAGAGACTCAAACTCAATGCTATGTTTCTCGCAAACAGAAACACATGCTTCAATGTAAGAAGTATCATTCTTTGATTTGTAATCCTCAATCATTTGGGATACGTTTTGTATCTGAAGATGCTTCTCTAATCCATCAACCATTATTACTCCAAACCGGTTGGTGGAAAGTTCTTGTCTATCGTTCGCTGTAAAAATTGTGTTAGCCATTGGTCTATTGTATGTTCATTACGATCTTGATAATAGTCTCTGCACATCTCAAGGATAACTTTCTTATCCCTATCAGAAACATCTGCTCGCTCTATAAATGATGTTATATCTTTTGCTGCATCATAAATGTCAGTTGGTTTTATTAGTGACATAATATTGATCAATCCTTTTCTCTAGTTCTTTAGTGTAGTGAATGATCTGTTTTTGATTTAGATCAAAGACTTGTGTGTCATTATCTTCCACTGCTATAAGAATCTTTACAGCTTTTGGAATATCACCACTCAACTCATAGAACGCATTTAGGTAAAAGCAACCTTGCATAAAATAATCGATAATCCAATCTTCTTTCTTTGGGCGTGAAGAAGTTTTAAAGTCAACAACAGTTAATGTGTTGTCAATCTCAGCAACACAATCAACAGTGCCAGCAACTTTTAATCTTTTTGAAAAGAGAGTTGTTTCAAGAGCACGAATAACATCAAACGAGTCTAAGTGTTGTCGGACTGATCTAAAGAGTAACTCACCTTTAGTTAAACCAAGCTTACCTAAATCTTCATTCAACAAATACTTCTCACACAGCGTATGCATCTTTGTACCTCTTGTTGCGGCCGCCGTTGTTATCTGTTGTGCTTTTTCTTCTCCTACTCTCTTCTTCCAAGCTTTAAGATGAGTCAAATCTTTTGTTTGACTCAACACTGTCGTTACTGATGGATAGACAAAACCATCACCAACATAACGACGACCCTCTTCAAGATTCTTTTGTTCTATCTTCGGTACTGTCAAAAAATTGTGCTTGAACTTTTTCCGCGACATACTCTTTTGTTATTAGGGCATCGTTTACTTCAAACATATGATCTAATAAAACTGTCTCCATAATAGTTTTTAAACTTCTCGCCCCAGTCTTCAACTTCTTAGCCGTCTTTGCAATCTCTCTCAAAGAGTCATCTTCAAAGAATAACTCTTTGTCAGAATATTTGAAAAGGTCAATGTATTGATCAACTAAGTTAGATTCAACCTTCGTAAGAATGTTATAGAGATCTTCTTCAGTTAATTCACTCAATGTTGCAATAAGTGGCAACCTTCCCATCAACTCCGGAATGAAACCAAACTCTTCAATATCATGAACCGTTGCGTGTTTAAGTAACGAATAATCTATTGTACCGCCTTCTTCTTTTTGACCAAAGCCAATGTTACTTGGTTTCTTGATCTTCAAACGATCTGCAATGATCTCTTCCAAATCAACAAACGCACCGCCGACAATAACAAGAATGTTGGAAGTGTCAACGGACATTTTGATCTTTGTAAATCCTTTAGTCTTTTCAATATCAACAGTAGTACCTTCAATAATTTTAAGAAGGGCTTGTTGAACAGCTTCGCCGCCAATGTCTCTTCCCGACTTATTATTGATTTTACGTTTTGCAATCTTGTCAAACTCATCAATAAAAATGATTCCGGTCACAGCCGCATCATAGTTACCATCACTTACGTTGATTAATCCTTCAACAAGAGATTCAACATCCTTACCAACATAACCAGCTGCTGTCAAACCACTAGCATCAGCAATGTAACAAGGAACGTTTAAACATTCGGCTAGCTTCTTTACTAAGAATGTCTTGCCAGAACCTGTCGGCCCAAGCAGAAGCATATTAGTCTTATCAAGTCTGTTTGTGTATTTGCTATCCCTAAAAATGAACAGGCGCTTGTAATGGTTGTGGGCACAAACAGAAAGAATCTTTTTAGCTTCCTCCTGGCCAACAACAAACTTATTAAGATAATCGTAAATCTCTTTTGGTGATGGTAACACTAGTTCGGAAGCTGGTTCTTCGTCGGACTGAAGTTCAACTTTGTCTCTTATTGCAACAAGTTTTTTATAAAAGAACTCTTTTTCGTTTGCGGAAAGTTTTGTTGTCATATTAAATTAAATGATCCACGCCTTTTGATCTTGGATGTTTCTCTTTCATTAAACGAAGACGATCTTTAAAACCGTCAGGTAATTTCCCACTGTCCATTGAAACACCACCAATGATGGCTGGCGTGTCAATAAGTTTTTGAACATTGGGGTTATCGGTGAGGTATTTTTCAACCTCACTGATTTTCATAATCTTTTCGTACACTTCATCGGTATCAACATTAAAAAAGGTGTACACGGGCACTTTATTGACTCTCCTCTTCCTGGAACAAAGTTGAAAGCATTTTTTTGTAAAAAGGTTTGAAAGTTTCAATATCTTCAAATACTGCTGGATGGTCATCTAACGTTGACGTAATTTCATTCCATGCGTAAAATGCTGCTTCTATAACATCCTTATTTGCTTTCATGTTTGTGTCTCCTTTATTATTATAGGAATAATGTAATAAATATTACATGGACCGTAACTTATTTATACGATACGATAAACTAGCTCGTGAAGCCCAAATCAAAAGAGGAACTAAAGAATCTCTTGAATGGTTTAGGCAGCGTGTTCGCAAGGATAACGTTAAGTTTGAAAGCGTGACTAGTTCTTTGAGTACTGGTAGGCTAAGACCTGGTGGAATGTTTGCTTATCAGTATGATCCAAAGCTAAAAGAAACTCTTCCTTATTATGATAGTAAT